CAGGGCGACAGGATCGTCAAGTGGTTCGGAACTTCCGTCGATGCAGCGAAGATTGAGACGCAGGGCTTCTTCGTCGTCGACGCCCTGGGCAACGTCATCGGCTCTTGTGCTGCAGGCTCGCCGATCGTCCAGCAACCCAGTTACTCTTCAGCGAGTGTCGGCATAGCTCTGAACTACAAGGCCCAATTCCTAACCAACGCATGAGGTGAGGACTATGGCTAAGATGACCAAGGCGGCCGGTCGACGTCGACTGGGAGAAGTAGAGAGCAAGGCAAAGAAGCTCTTCCTTCGAGGATTCATATCCACCAAGGACCTCGAGTCCATCACGAGGATAGTGACAACGCGCTCTAAGCAACTGAAGTGATGCGGATGCCACTGCCAGATGCCCCGGCGCAATCGCCTCGAGTATACAAACTCCTGAAGAACACGCTGCTCGAGAACCTCACCAACGATGACATCACGCTGATCGGGGACCCTATCTCGATCGAGATGCTCAACGAGGACGAGCTGCGTCGACTTATCCTGGTCCAGTTAGCTCGTCTGACAGTCAAGCAGGAGTGGGATGGACTCCTAGGATGATCGCATGCCACTGCCAGACGCCAACAAGAGATCCCCCAGGGTCTACACCAACCTCCAGAACATCGATCTCGATACTGTGACGTTCACAAACGTGCAGGACACTGGCAACCCCATAGCGATCGAGGAGATGAACGAGGACGAAATGAGACGCCTGGTGCTCGTCAACCTCGCGCGCCTGGTATGTGCAGGGGAGTGGAACGGGCTCCTTACAGCTGGAGGAGGCACCGACGCCCCGATCAACGCGCAATTCTACCCCACAGAGGCCACCGGGGAAAACTCATTCATTCCCTGCAACCCTCTCGTGCAGAGTTATACTAGCACCTCCACCCTAACTTCACTGTACAACGTCCCTTCGCATTATCCGTTCTACACCGGCGACTATACCTCCATTGAAGAGCTCGCGTTTTTCTTCGGGGGAGCCGGCGACGCAGGCTCTACGGGATCATTCGCAATCTACACGCTATCAACATCCGATGACACTGGCTGGGATGTCGGGCGACCGATGGAGATGGTCGCCAACTCTGAAGTCAGCTATGCGACCGATACGGGCGATAGAGTCGAGGTCACTCCTGGAGCAACTGTCACGCTCGAGCCGAAGACCTGGTACGCTATGGCAATCGTAGGGGATCAGGGTTATACCTCCTATCCTGCCATATATCGGACCTCGAAATATAACATGTTTTGGATGGACCAAAGTTACGGCGGTCTGCAAGCCGAGGGTGAAACCAACTACACGCTCCCTGCTTCCTACACCACGAGCACCACCTGGATCACGGCTCAAACTCTGTATGATGTGCCGAAGATTGCCTGGAGGGGAGATAATTGAAGCGGACAGCCACCAAATGCGCCCCCGATGGGTCAATCATTTCGACTTATGAGGACGACGTCTCATGGGAGCAGGTTCGAACACAGCGAGATCAAGCCCTGGAAGATTCCGACTGGCGAGCCGTCAAGGATCGCACCATGAGCCAGGCGTGGAAGGACTACCGCACAGCTCTGCGCGATCTCCCCCAGGAGCACGACACCGCGAACGACGCCTGCGACGCATGGCCGGTGATGCCTGATGCCTGAGCATCACGAGCACGACGAGGAGAGCTTCCCGGAGCAGGTGAAGCGCCTGGTCGTCGACAACGCCTTTGCATTCGTCCTCGGCTGGCTCCTGGGGGCGGGCCACATCGCAGCTCTCCTCGGTGATCTGGCTGGTGCGTTCTCATGACCAAGCGAAAACCGGACAAGGTGATCGAGTACCGCTTCAGTCTCCAGGACAAGGAGCGCGAGATCCTCGACCAGTTCGTCAACGCTCACACCTTCAACAGTATCTCGACCCCAGTGGTCAACCTGATGAACGACGTGACTGGGATGACAGTGTTCCTCACCCTGGTCGCCAGCGTGCTCGGGTTCACCTTCATCACCACTAACCTCACCGCGCCCAGCTCGGCGGATGTGATCGACGCCTTCCTCACCCAGCGCCAGCAGGCCCTGGCAGCAGGAGCGATCATCGGCGGGACCTCGTTCTCCATCGGCACCTGGATATCGGAGCAGCTAGGCCTGTTCGATCAAGAATCCTGAATCGGTGCCTCTACCCCCCCCTCTACGGGAGAGAAAGGCCGTTGTTATCGCATGCTTCTGGCCTCTGGCCGCAGCAGAGGCAGATGGTCTCGACCTCGAGGATCTCGTCGACCACATCCGAGTAATCGATCTCCATGTGCTCGGAGACCTCGAACCACTCGATCTTCTGGATGTGCTCCTCGCCCTCGTGGGTGCGGAACCGATCCCAGCCGTCCCAGGAGTCGAACTCGATTGCCAGCCACTTGAAGAACTCGCTCGGTGTCATTCAACCCACCTCACAAGCTGCCCGCAATTCGAACAGGTGTGAACCCAATCAAAACGGGGCCATAGCCAGTGATCATGACAACCACACATTCCACTCTTCATTCAGGCCACCACATGTTCTTGCACCTGGGGCAGCCATAGACCTCGTTGGACCATCCCCAGTCCATCGGTCCGATCATGCCGCTTCCGCATTCACTGCAATTCATCTTTCCAAGCTCCTCTGTTCCTCTGGCGGCACTCATGCCGCAGCGCATAGTGGGGTTCGTGATTCGGCCGCACAAGAAGTTTCCACAGGCGAGGACGGCCACGGCCCGACCAGTGGCGTACTAGCTGCGTGCGCACTCGCTTGCCGCACTTCCTGCAGCGCCTCTGCAGAGTGATCGCGCCAGGGCGAGTGGCCCAGGTCCACCACGTCTCGCACTGCGGACACTGCCAGAGTCCCTTCATCATGATCTCATCAACCTCAGGCAACGAGCACAGTGCTTGAGTCTGAAATCTCCACGGATGACTCTAGTACATCGAACGCATTTGTAGTGACTACGATCACTCATGCGTCGAGACCCCCGCTTCCTCGCAGAGCTTCATCAGGTACTCCTTCTCCTTCTCGAGGCACTTCACAGTGTCCTCGAGCTCCTTCTGCTTCCTGTCTGCTCTAGACCAGTCGCAGATGGCAGTGGAGACCTTGCCAGAGCGACTGGGATGGACTCCCTTGAGCTTCTGCTTAGGCCACGAGTTGTAGATCGCGTAGGCTTGGTCATCGAGGTTGATTGAAACACCGGGCATGAACCGCTGTCATGCTCATAGTTATTAATATCTACTTGTACAGGTTGCTAGCAACAACGCTCAATAACCGCGAACGGTAGTAGGGTGGGTGCGCGGGGTGACAAATATAGAGGATAAAGGTAGGTTGATGGGCGGTGCACGGGTGGTAGACATACCATGGTAGCCACTGAACTGGTCATTCTGGGCGTTCTGAACGTCCTCTGCCTGCTTTCGATCGCCCTTCTCGCCCTCTGGATGAGGAAAGAGCTCGAGGAATCGGTCGCCGAGCTGGATTCCTCCCTCGCCATGGCGATCCAGAGCACCCTGGCTAAGCTCACCGGCGAAGGGATCGTCCCCTACGAGCCTCCGAACCCGTTGCAGGCTGCCCTGGCTCAATTCATCATGCAGAAAATGAGCACGATCGACGCAGTTGTTCAACACAAAGGCCCTGACGGGACGTTTCAGAAGACAATCGATGAGTTTCAGTAGGATTATTAGCCAGATTGTTCACTTTCACTTTCAATGGCACGTAGAAAGACGAAGCGTCGACGCTCGAGAAAGAAGTTCATCAATCTGTATGACATGGCAGTCGCCTACGGCAATCTGTCGATCATCACCATGGGCACTCTAGGCTCTGGACCCGTCGAGGCCGTGACTGGAGCGTACGATATCGGCTACTCGAGGACGCAGGACGTCGGCCTAGGAAGAGGATCGCAGATGCTCGCGCTCACTGGCGCTACGCAGATCAGCCTGGCCGACATCATGAACGCCCCGACTCTCAGCTTCCAGCAGATCATGGATAACGCCCAGGCAAATGCAGTGCCCATGCTGTTCGCAGCTACGACCTTCAACATCGGAGCTCGTATCTTCAAGAAAGTCATGCGCCGACCATTCAGCCAGGCGAACAAGCTCATCAAGCCCCTTGGCCTCGATGTGAGGATTGGTTGATATGGCTACAAACACAGTCACAGGCAACCTCGTCTGCAGTGACGGGACTAACATCCCGCTGAAGCTGGACACCGTGGAGGGCACTGACACCTCTCTGACCACAGATACCGCGTACACCGTCGCAGCGCAGAACGTCGGCGACTTCGCGCCTGGCAAGACCGTAGTCTCTGGTCTGGTCAGCTGCGACAACGGAGTCGGCTACTGCTACATTCTCTCGCAGGGCCTCGTGGCTGCAATCGTTCCCTGGTCAGTCAAAGGTGCTGTAACCGACGGATCGCCGGCGCTCTGCCAACCTTACACTCTCAAGGCAGGCGATATCGTGAAGGTGATGAACAACACCGCCGCCGATCGTGAAGCTGCCATGGCAGTCTACACCGCACGAGGAGTCTCGAGGATCTTCCACGTCACCCCGAGTGGCGGGGCCACGAATGAGCTAGTCGATCTCCAGACTGGCAACAGCATCGGCGATACGCTCCAGGGCGACAGGATCGTCAAGTGGTTCGGAACTTCCGTCGATGCAGCGAAGATTGAGACGCAGGGCTTCTTCGTCGTCGACGCCCTGGGCAACGTCATCGGCTCTTGTGCTGCAGGCTCGCCGATCGTCCAGCAACCC